ATCTTTATAAGAAGCAAGTCCACCTTTTTTCATTCCTTCTGCGTTAAGCTCTTCATCTTTTTTCATCTTGGTTTCTTTAAATTGGCTAAATACATCCATAAATCTCTCATAGCCATCAGGGTCTCTAAAATCATTTTTACCATAAGGCTCTATAAATCCTGATACCATCATATCCATAGTTTTACCTGTAACAGCATCACCATCTCTTAAAGGTATAACACCTGCCGAATCAGATACATACATTTGAGTAACACCTTCTTCCATATTGTTTTGTGCTACACCTTTAATAGCTTCTTTAATACCACCAAAGTTTAAATCACCACCATTGTTAAAACCTAGTCTTGCTATACCACCATTTTTTAATAATAGGCCCAATTGATCTAATGTTTCATCAATAACGTCTTGAGTAAAATCTGCTCTTGTCATTGAAGCAATAATAGCTGCTCTTCTATTTTCATCAGAAGCTTCTCTTTGTTCACCCGCTAATGCGTTGAATGCATCTAATTCAGCTAGGTAATCTAATTCTGCTTGTTTAGCAAAGTTATATGCGTCTTGACCTATTTGACCTGTTACGGCTGGAGATGTTGCTGTAGCAATTGCTTTAGTTGTACCTAAAAATCCTTTTGCACTTTGTGGTGCTTGAGCAAATTTTTCTAATCCTTGAACTCCTTTTATTCCTAAATCTTTTGCTTTGGTTAAAAAAGATCTATTAGCTAATGCATCTGCTTGTGCTGTAGAACCCATGGCTGGATCTAATGCTTGTGCTGTTGTCATTCCTGTTTGGCCTGGTGCTGCTAAATATCCAGAACCTGCTGCCATTGCTATAGGTAAAATATCAAAATCTCCCTCTGATCCTTCTTGTGCTAATTGCGCACCTAAAGAACCTAACCCATATAAACTAGCTGCTTGTAATTTTGTTAATCCACCAATAGTAGAACCAAAAGCTCCCATCGGTCCAAGTACAGGAGCCATAGCTGCTAAATAAGGTAACGCCGGTTTAATCTCATTAGGTATTACTTTATCAAGTACCTTTGCTATCGGTTTTGTTACTTTTTTTACTATTCTTTTTGCTGATTTAAATAATCCCATAACTTTTAATTTTACTTGTTTTTCCTATTTCCGTCAATCGCTGATATTAGTCGCTGTACCTAAAGGTATCGACTCCACAGTGACATGAACATCTCTTCTGATGTGTTCAGATTTAGTAGCTGTGTTTGAATTTTGTACATCCTGCATAGCTTCAGCGTCTGACATGTATTCTTGACCTGTTTCTGTGTTGGTTAATGTTACTTCTGTTCTAGGTGTAATAATAGGTATTCTTTTACCATCTATTATCTCATACCTTACAGAAGCTTCTGTTTCTACAAATGACATTATCTGTCCTCCCTATTAATTTCTAATATTGATGCAACCACGTCCACCGCTCCGCTAGCCGCTTGCACTTTTAATATCTCATTTTCTTCCATAATCAAAGGTTCTGTTAACACTTGTTCTTTTAAACCAGAAGTTAAATTAACGTCATTGTCAATTACAAAAGCTGTGCCTGATGCATTAGTTAAAGTTACCTTTACAACTGCTGTACTTGCAGCATCCTCTGCCACGTTTATAGATTTAACAATAGCTCTAGAGTTAGAGGGTACTGTATACAAAGTTGTAAGATCTGTATTTGTTAAACTTACTTTATCATTTTTATATATATTTGCCATTTATCCTAATCCAAAGAAAGTGTATCTTTCAGAGTCTTCTTTTAATTGTGTTAAGTATGTAGCGTTTAATTGTTCTACTACTGTAGAGATAGCTCTGTTAATTTGTCTTTGATTATCCTCTGTATATTCTTTTTTAGGTTCTGGTAATCTTACTACTATCTTTGTCATTATCTTCTACCGTCGGGTTGTATGTCTACTTGAAAGGTACCAAATCTCCATGCCTCACCTGATCCGGTATTTTCTATCTTAATACTAGCGTATCTTCCTCTTGCTCTTGTATCTACTTTATTTGTAGATGACGTAATTGTAAAGGGACTTAATGAAGAATCTGTTCTAGTTTCAGCTGGAAAATCAGTAATTCCTATTGTGACTTGATTGTTTCCACTTAAGACTTTGAAATTAGGTAAGAATCTTCTCATTGCTAAAAAGACTTCACTCTGATCTTTTTGTAAAGAAAAACTAAATGATTGTACAAAAGAGGTTAAAGTTGTTGTGCTACCATCAGGATTAATTTGATCAGTGCCAATCTCATGTTCAAACAATACACTTTGACCTAATCCTGTTTGACCTACTATAGTTGGAAAAGTTCCTGAATTAGAACTATTGTAAGCTGTAGCATAAGGTTTAGGATAGGTTAAAGAATCAATCCAAGTTGTTCTAATTGAATTAGTATTTGTTCCACCATACCAATTACCCATAGGTAACCTAGCATTATCTTCACCATAGTTATAAGCAACATATCTATTATTAAAATCAGAACCGGATGTTGGATACCACCATGTTACTTCTGTAAATAGATTATTAATACCTGCATTTATTTGTTGACCTTTTGTAGTATCAATATTGTCATAAATATCATCTTCTAAAGAACATGCTAATGAGTTAACGGTACCATCAAAAGAGAAGAAACCATTATTACCCATCCAATAAGCAACACCATCTATTTCGATAGCTGCGTTCTGTCCTATTAAACCACAGTTGGTACCTACTTGTTCAAATCCAAATGTAAATGGTGCACCTACAAACTTCATTGTATATAAAGCATTATCGGTCCACACTAGAATATTTTCTTTTGCAACTAATGCACCCATAATTTTTGTGCCGTCTTGTAATCTTTGTGTGCCTGCTGTGTTGGTTGCTTCAACTGTATATTGATTTATATCTTCATCTGCAGAGAATCTTATAAACATATCGTCTTGTGTAGATGGAGTTCCAATAGTTGTTTCAGTTCCAAAATGAATTAAGTGTCTTGTTGTTGGAGAAACTAAAGTTGATCTTGTTGCTGTGGGGTTATTGTTAGTTGCAAATCCTGATGTCGTTGTTGAAGCTCTTGTTGTAAGTCTAGCCGCGATCCCTGCATTCCAAGTAAATGTTTTACCATTCAATACAGTTGCTATAAGTACTTCACCAAAATTACTTAAAGACCAAAGTCCTGGTTCTAATGTAACTGTAGATGCTTCTACTGCACTTCCAAATCCTGTAAAGTCTGTCGCATTTTGAACTACAGCATTAGTGCTGTGAGCCTGACCATTTGATGTACCTATAGTTGCCGTGCCTAATGCACCTCTAGTAATACCTAAAAATTGTGTAGAACTTTTTGATGTATATGTAATTAATTCGTTTGCTATTGCAATCGTTCCTGAAGTTGGAAAATCAGTAGTTGAATCTACAGTAACAGCGGTCCCCGATCCACCTGTACCAG